CTATCAGTATGAAGAAGACTTAGAAAATAAAAAGAGAAATATATTCTTACTTAAACCACAATATATTAATGTTGCCATCGATGACCTAGAAGAAATGATGGTATATGAAAAGGGTTCCACTCAATACAAGAGTGAAACCCTTAAGCGTGCTGATAATATCAGACTTTATGAATGATCACTCCTCTGCCAGTTTCTGGAAGTAAGAGAGAGCATCATCTTCATCCTCACTAGCAGACTCTACAGAAGGTTTGGTAGCTGCTGCCACGGTCTCTTCTGCACGACGACTGCTGAAGTCAGGAGCATATGATCCGCGATCATTGTCCTCATTATCGGTCTCTTCATCAAGAGGACGATTGGATGACTTACGTCCAAGAACCATCTGCAGACGATTCTGAAGTTGATCATAGGACTTGAACTGGTCAGAAGCAACGAGTTCAGCGAGAGAATACTGCTTCTTCCACAGTGCTTCCAGAGCATCGTCATCATCCAGCAGAGGTGCTGATGCGGCGAACTCAGAGGAATCATAGTTCCAGTAACCAGCAACCTTCTTCAGTTTCAGTTTGAAGTTGGCACCTGCCCAGAAGTCAAAAGGATTGATGGCAGTCTCATCCTCATACTCAGGTTGCATTGCTTCCATGATCTTGTCAAAGATCTTCTTGCCAAACTTGTACAGGAAGACTTTACCTTCATTCTCAGGGTTTGCTTTGTCCTGCACAACATAGATGTTGGCATAGTAGGACAGTTTGCGCTTCTGCTTACGAACAGTGTCTTTGTCGGATTCGACACCACTGTTCCACAGTTCGCGATTGTATTCAGACACAGGATCTTTCTGACCCAGAGTGGTCAGAGAGTTCTCAATATACCATCCACCAGGACCCTGGAAGGCATGTGAATACATCTTTGCCCAAGGGAGTTCTTCCCCTTCGGGTGCGGGCAGGAAACGGATGACTGCATAA